GACACTGACCGGGTCGGTTTCGTGGAGCTCGGCGAGATCGACCGCGTCGGGTCCCACGTAGGCGCCGACGACGTCGCCGGTGATCACGTCCGGGAACGCCCGCCGCAACGCCAGGGATTCGGCGACCTTGCCGAGCATGTGCGACGGCATCCGCGCCCACAGCGGCGCCGGCCGGCCGTCCCGGTTCGTGACGACGAACTCCGACCATTTCGCGGTGCCGTTCGCCGGCGAGACCCACCCGCGCCGGTGCACGAACACACGCGCGCAGTACGGCGGGACGTCGTCGTCCCAGACCTCGAGCCATGCGAGCTCGCCGCGCGCGTTGCGCGGCCCGCACCATTCCGGACCCTGGATCCCGATCAGGTCGCCGGTCCGCTCGGCGATCGCACGCCGGCCGGCGACGGTCACCTGATGCCGGTGGACCTCACGTCCGACCCGGCCGTCCCACCGGGGAACGAGGACGATCTGATCGGCGAACGGGTTCAGGTCGAGGTTCGTGCACACCTGCGCGAACAGCGCGAGCTCGCGGTCCGATGCTTTCGGCGCCAGTTGCTCGCGCACCGCGATCAGTTGCTCGAACCGGTCCACCACCCGCGGCGGCGCCGCGGTACGCGCCGGGACACTCACGACGCGCCCTCAAATAGCAATGCTTGTCGACAGTCGTGTTCGATCTTCGCTGACACGGCTCGGAGTTTCAGCGTGCCGGGATCGTCACCGATGACCGTCCGCACCGTCGCCAATTGGGCCGCCACTGAGACCACCGCGCCGCACTCCGGACAGACAAGGTCGACCTTGTGATCGCCCATCTTGAGATTCACGACGCGTGGTCCTCGAGCAGGTCGGCCGGCCCCACGTCGAGCGCGCGTGCGATGGACGTCAGGCTCCCGAAGGTGAAGTCCTCGCCGCTTTCGATGCGTTGCACAGTGCGGCTGTAGATGCCGGCTTCGACCGCGAGGCGTTCTTGGCTCCAACCGCGGGACTGTCGAACCTCGCGGATCCGTTCGCCGACGGTTTTGGTAGGTGGGATGGTTGCCATATGGGCGCCTAGTCAACCACACGGCATGGCTGGCGTGCAATAGATGGCGCAGGTAATATGTGGCGCATGGCTGGACGTCCATTGCCCCTACCCCCGGAACCGTGGGGATCGAAGTTCCGCCGCGCCCGCGAAGACGTCGCCGGCTACAAGCTCGAGGTCGCCGCGGAAGCGGTCTCGCGCTACAAGCTCACGTCAGCGTCGGCATTGAGCCGGATGGAGAAACGCGAAGGCCCGCCACCGAACCGCAGCGCGCGCGGCACCGCGTACATCGCATGCGTGATCTACGGCGTCGACCCCGCCGATCTCGACCTCGACCCCGATGACGTGCCCGCCGCGTTGCTCGGGATGATCAAGCGAGGACGTAGACCGAAGAACGCATGGTTTACGGCGGGTGAACTACGGCCATTCGCGCAAGCGGCATAGCGTCCACGGGCATGACAAACATGCTCGAATACGCAGAAGCCTGGCTTTCCGAACGGGTGCGGCGTCACCAGATGCACCCGATGACTGCACGCAACTACCGGTCGAGTCTGCGCGGCTTCGCCCTGTTCTACGGCGACCAACCACTCCGAGAGCTCCAGTCCGACGACATCGAAGCGTGGCTCGAATCCCGCGGTTACCTGACTGCAGCCACCCGCCGGGGTGACCTCAGTGCGCTGAGAGGCTTCTCGCACTGGCTGGTCCGCCAGCACGTCATCGCGACGAACCCGACCGACGACGTCGAACGCATCAAGGTGCCCGATGCGGTTCCACGGGCGCTTGATCGTGACCAGGTCGCCATGCTGTTGGACGTGTGCCCCGACGCCCGCGCGCGGGCGATCGTGTGGCTCCAAGTCGGGCTCGGACTGCGGTGCAGTGAAGTCGCCCGCCTCCACGTCGAGGACTGGTCCCGCCGTGCCGGTGTCCTGTTAGTGCACGGGAAAGGCTCCCGCGACCGGGAGCTGCCCGTCGTCGCCGATGTCACGCGCGCTCTCGCCGAGTACCTGCGCGAGTGGCCGACACCGCGGGGGCCGTTGATTCGTTCCTACCGGACCCCGCGCGCGCTGCGTCCGGACACGATCTCGGGAATGGTCAGCGAATGGATGCGCGCCGCGGGGATCAAGCTCGTCGCCCGTGATGGCGTCTCGGCTCATGCGCTGCGTCACACCGCCGCCAGCGACGTCCTCGAGCAATCCAAAGACCTCCGGGCCGTCCAGGACATGCTCGGCCATCGTCAGCTCGCCACGACCGCGATCTATCTCCGACGCGCGTCGCTCGGCCGGCTCCGCGACGCGATGGAAGGGCGCGCCTACGACGCCGCCTAGCTCAGGTGAGGACCGACCAGACGAACACGATCGCGGCGCCGATGCCGAACATCGCGAGCGCCAGGTAGAGACAGATCAGCGCCTCGTGCCAGAGGCGCCATGGGTCGTCATCGTCCATTCAGTGGCCGTTGCCGTTCTTGCGTCGGATCGCGAACAGGTAGCCGGTGATGCCGCCGAGCATCAGCGAAGCGACGTTCCATGCCGCCTCGAGACCAGGGCCGGTGTCGGCCTCGGGGTGCACGAGTTCGATCGTCAACAGGCCGCCGACGGTGAGGACCAGGACGGCGCCGACCGTCGCCGCGAAGATGATGAGGACGATCTCACGCGTCGAGCGCACACCCGGCGGTCTCTAGCCGTGGATCTCGACGGCGTCGCGCAAGATGATCTCGGTCGTGTCGTTCGACGCGATGTTGGTGCCGACGCCGTGCAGCGACCAGACCGCGGCGATGGCGTAGTAGGCGTCAGGGTCGCCGACACGGGTTTTCGTGTGCGTGTTGGCGTCGTAGACGTACACGACACCGTCGCGATTGGCCATGAACTCGGGCTGCATCCGATCCTCCTCAGATGGTGGCGCCGGCGGAGTGCCGGAGACCATGCGGTCCCAATCGGCGCGCGGCCAATAGTCCGCGTGGCGTTCGGACTGTTCAACGGAACGGTGTGCGACGAACCCGCGCATGGAGCTCGGCGGGATGCGGTCGCCGTCCCAGTAGTCGAGCGGGATGCCCCATTCGTCGCGCAGCCAGTGGATCAGTCCACTGGTCGCGTCGCGTGCCGCGTCGGTGAACACGTCGTCGTCGACACCGGGTAGGTGCTCGATCTCGATGCCGGGGCCGACCCGGTTCGCCTCACCGGCATGCCACGTCACGGCGTCAGCCTCGGCGAATTGTTGGATCCGGCCGTCGCGGGCGACGAGCCAGTGGAAATAGCCGTCGCGGCCGATCCCAGTCGAATTGACCCCGACGGTGAAATGGCAGATCGCGGCGTGCATGTTCGAGTGGCCGGCGTTGTAGCCGGCGTTGCGGCCGGGGATCCACTGGGCGCCGGGATAGCGAGGTTCGCTCATGTTGCCGCCTCATAGGAGAACTCGACGGTGATGCGGTCAGTCGCCGCCGGCGACCATGCGAATGGGCTGTTGGTGCGGACGGCGTCGTCGAACACGAACCCGCCGACCCCGTAGAACGCGGTGAACAGTCGCATTCGGGACGGCGTGCCCAGGTGAATGTCGGCGGAGCCGGGATACCGGACGGCGCTCTTCCAGTAGGCGGCCGCACCGATCGCGACCGCGACGCTCCCGGCCACATACGCCGGCGTCGGCAGGGCGATGGCGAGCTGGTCGGTGGCCATGATCGAGCTGGAGCCGAGACCGATCTCGAGGTAGCCGGTGATCTGGCGGCCGAGACGTTGATAGCGGGCGACGACACTCGAATTGCCGATCGCGGCGCCGGCACCGAACCACGTCGGCGTCCAGGTCTGGTAGGCGGCGGGTGAGGTCGGGACGGGGACCCACGCGGTGCCGTTGAACACTTCCAAGCTGTTGACGTCTTGGAGGTACGACGTCGCGCCCGCACCCGGGGTGACCCACTGGGTGGCACGTTCGGCGGCGTTGACGAACGGGACGACCGTGCGGTCGCGGTTCGTGTTGTGCCACGCCGAAAGGATCGGCGTGTTCGGGACGGTATCGGCGAGGCGTGCCATGGGTTACTCCTAGTAGCCGTAGAGCGCGGTGTCGTAGTTGTCGACGTCGTAACGGCCGACGTCGAACACTGCGTCCGCGCTGAACGTCGTGTACTCGAGCGTCCACGTCTTCGGGGTGATCTGCTCTTTGATTGCTTCGATCTGCAGGTCGGCGACGATCTGGAACCCCTCGGCGCGGCGTCGGACCTGGATCCGCGACAACAGGAACAACGGCAACAGCTGGACGAGCGTGTCGGCGTTGACGACCGGCTCGAGCTGCTCGATGCGGTTCGCCGCGTACGCATAGAAATCGAGATGCCGCCCGGCGATCACCGCGGACTGTGCGGGGTCGTCGTGGATCAGATCGAACCGCCGATAGGTGGACCGCCCGTAGAGCGCGCTCGATCGCGTGTCTTCGAGGGTGACTGCGGTGCCACCCTCGGGCGCGATCGAGACGACGTTCTTGACCTTGTCGGTGTCGGACGCGGGGGTGATCGCCTGGTAGCAGAGCTCGGGTTCGACCTCCCCGAATGTCGCCTGGATCTGTGTGTAGTGCGGGTCGTCGACGAGCGCGTTGCGGTCCCGGTGCACGAGCGTGCCGTCCTGGTCGCAGAACAGGACGCCGAGCTCGGTGTCGCAGACCAGGCCGGCCTCGTCGAGCGCGTTCTTGGCGAGGGTGGTCGCTTGGAGGGTGACGGCGCCGGCGTCGAGGCGGCGGGGCCGGTCGTAGCCGGCGTTGTCGGCGATCCTCGCGATGCGGGTCCCGGACGTCTCACCCGCACCGACCGGCGACTGCTCGACGCCGTCGTACGCGGCCAACAGGGACAGGCCGTCGGCACAATCGAAGGCGACCTCGTGGTGCCCGGTCGTCTTGAACAGGTCCCTGATCTTGGTAACCCGGCCCGTGAAGCGCGGGTAGGTCCAGGGGCCGACCTCGACCCAGACCTCGACGTCGATCCCCGGGCGGATCCCAGAGAACGTCTCCGGGACGCCGGCGGTCCGCCAGGGCGAGTAGCGGCCGTCGGGGTCGTCGAGCACGAGCGTCGCGGTGCCGGTCCGGAACCGTTCGAGCGGCAGGTCACGGCCGACGTTCGAGCTGTAGGACCGCATGTTGCAGCTCACGTCTTCGCACGTCGGCGGGCCGGCGTAAGCGTCGACGTCATAGAGCGCAATGTCGTAGCGGGCGACGGGGACGTCTTCGGGGTAGTAGCAGAACGCAACATGCACGGCGACGTCAGCGATCGGGCCGATCGTCTCGACCGGCGGCATCGCCTCACCGTTGAACGTGACCCGCGGGTCGTTGAATGCGACGTGCGGGTCGTTGAACCCGGCGACGAGACCGGCCGGCGGCGCGAACGTCGCCCGTCCACCGGTCGCAGTCGGCGCCTTGCCGGCGATCGGTCGGAAGACTTGGAACGCATCAGCCATCGGTTCACGACGCCTGGAACCACGTCGTACCGTCGTAGACGAACTGGTACGCGCCATTCGCCACGCCGGTCACGTTCGCACCCGTCCTGGTTTTCAACGGTGTGCCGTTGACAAACGTCGTGTTGGCGTTCGTGCAGACGACGGTGATCACCTGGCCGCTATAGCCGTCGTCGAACGTCGTGATCAGCGTCGCGCCGGTATTCGCCGCCTTGAACATCTCGTGTGACGACGCACCCGACTGGTCCGAGCCGACCGCCACCGACGGGGTCGTGTCCGCGTTCGTGAACGTGGTGACTTCGCCGCCGAGACCCTCGCCGCGACAAGAGTTATCTTGGTTCTCCCACCACGGGACGGCCGTATACCCGTCGATCGTGCGGGTCCGATACTGGCGCATATAGGCGGCGCTTGTGCCCCGTTTGACCGCAGACGAAAGTTGGTTCCCGGCGATCGCCAGGTCCGACAACGTCATGAACCGGCCGGTCTCCATATAGAAGAACGGGTATTTCGTCCCCGATCCGCCAGCGACACAATGAGCACCGTTGACGTGGATGCCGCGAGGGAGGTCGTTCGCGACGTTGGAGTAGGTGTGGATATGCCCGTTGGTGGGCTTGCGGTTCGTGCCCGCCGCGCCAGACTCGAACCAACAATTCGTGAGCGTCGTGTTCCCTTGCACTAACGCTCCGCCCGCGCCCGCGGCGAGCCCACCACGCGGCGCGGCGAGCAACTCGGCTTGGAAGTCGACAAGCGCGTTGTCGGCGAACGTGCAAGCGACCAGGTTGAGGTGCTGCACCCCGTCGGTGACCATTCCCTCGCGGCAGGTTGCGAACGTGCTCGCCGTCCACACGCCCTGGTCGGAACCTGGGCCGAGATACGCGCCGACGTCGCAGTAATAGAACGTGGTGCCGGTCCCCGTTGTGAAGTCCGACCCGTAGTTCGCCTTGAGGCCGTACTGCCAGCCGAAGAACCACACGTTCTCGAGCCGGATGTTGCCGCTGCCGTTATCGGTGATCGCGCGACGCGTCCGTGACCCTTCCGCGGTGGCGAACTGCTGGCCGTCGAGCGTCATATCGCTGATGATGAGCGTGTCGTAGGCGCCGTAATACGACGCCGGCGACGCGTTGAACGTGTCGAACGTGATCCACGTCGTCGCCGTGGCCTTGATCGTCGTCGCGTACCGGCCTGCACCCTGGAGCGTCAACCCGGACGATGTGAGGGTGGTGAGCGCCCCGCAGAGGTAGGTGCCGGGCGGGAAGTAGACGACGCCCTTGACCGCGATCGCCGCGTTCACCGCGCTCTGTATGGCGGCGGTGTCGTCGGTCGTCCCGTCACCTTTGGCGCCGCCGTGCCCTTTGACGTTGATCCAGGTCGGGCCGCCGATGACCTTCTCGACTGCGGTGAGCGCGTCGCCGAGATTGCCGTGCAGATCACCGTGCTGATCGGTGGCGAGGGTATGGGCGGCGAGAGTCGCCGCCGACGGGAACACGTCGATCGCACCGGGGAAGCTCGTCGGCATCAGGGAACCTCCGCGCCGGTCGCCGTGTCATATTTCTTGCCGGTGTGCGGGTCGGTCCACGTCGCCGGTTTCGTCTTCTTGTAGGTGAGCGTGTTCGGCTCGAGCGTGTACGTCGTCCCTTGGACGGTGACCGTCCCGTCCGGGAGACCGTTCGCGGCGACACCGAACACGACCGCCGAATCCGGGACGGTGATCCCGAGCACCGGGTCGTACTGCGCAACATGCGCATCAGGGATCTGCGCGGCCCACGTCCGCACGTTGCCTTGCCCGCGCAGCTGGATCGGTGCGACGAACGCGTCGGTCCAACAGTCGAGGATCGCCGCCGCACCCGACGCCTGGTTGTATCCGGCGTGCGGGATCGCCTGATCGGCGCAGACCGCGTTCTGGTAGCCGTCGAGTGCGGCCTGGTTCTGGAAGTACGCCCACGCCATCAGAGACCCCACCGTGCGCAGTACGTGTTCCAGCTCGTGCGGTCCCCTGACGGGATGACACCGGAGACGATGACGATCTCGCCATACGCACCGTCAAGTGGTCCCGCGCGGCTCGAGTCGGCACCGATCGTCAGACCGTGCAAAGTCTGGGCGCCCGGGTTCACAGTCGAGCCGGCGGTGCCGTTCTTGTAGGCGACCGAGCTCGCACCGTTGAACACCGACACGAATTGGAACGCCACCGTGCCCATCGCATGGCCGGAGTTGACGACCGACCCGGCATACAAGGCGAGCTGCGATGAAGAAATGAAATCCTGACCGCGTGACGCGGCGTCGTTCGAGTCGTGGAACGTCCCGGCCGACGCCGAGTCGGACACGACGACCATGAGAACCGTGTAGGGCTGCGCGATGGTCGTGAACGTGACGGCCATCCAGTCGTTCGACCCGTCGCAGTCGATGACGTTCTTGGCGTTGATCGTGCGGGTCCCGGTCTTCGGTTGGTTCGTGCTCGTCGCCTGGACCAGGTGCGCGCCGGCCGCCGATCCGCCGAGCGTGTTCCACTGACTGACGTTCCCTGCGCTCGCGGTGATGCTCGCGGCGTTTGACGCGTCGTACCAAGCGACGAGACCGGCGATCGACGCGGGAGTCCACGCACCCCCGGCGACGGTCGTGAGCGTGCCTTTCGCCGAGTCGGCGGTCGGCGCCCGGCCGGCGAGACGGGTGGCGAGTGTCATCGCGCCGCGCGCGCCGGTTGCAGTCGGGACAGGGATCGGCGTCGTCATCAGTAGGTGTCGAGCGGGTCGCCCATCTGGACGCGGATCCCGCCGGCCGCAAACGACGCGGTGTCACCGTTGAGGACCGGTTTGGGGGTGGTGAGCAGCCCGAACCAGTGGAGGGTCCCGGCGGTGAGGGCGGTGAACCCGCCGAAATAGGTGAGGTTCGCGCCGGCGACCCAGTCCGCGGATGCGGTCGGGAACGTGATCACCCCCGAGTTGTCGACGTACGCGGGTGCGGTGGCGGTGGCGGTGTTCCATGCTGCGCCGGTCGCCGTCGTGCCTTGCGTCGCGGGACGCGCGTACGCGCCGCCGGACGGTTCGGTGAACGTGCCACCCGCCTCGGTCGGCGTCGTCGAGCTGAGTCCGATCCACGTCTGGGCGTTCGGCGTGAACGTGCCTTTGCCCATCACATGGTTCAGGACGGCGAGCTCGAGCGTGTCAGTGAAGCCGGCGCCGCCGGCCACACCGCGCAGATAGAGCTCCGCATCGTGGTCGGACAGGCCGAGCTCGAGCGCGCACCGTCGCACCGTCGCCGCGGACGGGCGTGCGCGCACGATCGTCGCGACGCCTTCCAACATGACTAGACCCATCAGGACCTCCAGGACTTGCCGTTGAGTCGTTCGTACTGGCGGATCGCGTCGACCGTCGCTGCACCAACCTCCGCGGGGTGTGCGCCGAGCGGAACGGTGATGTTGATGTTGAACGTCTGTTGCGCGCCGCCGCCCATGCTGCGGGTGTTCCCGAGCGCACTGACGCCGGGCATGCGGTGCAACGGGACGACCGCCTCGGGTCCGGCCTCACCGATGAGCGCGACGGTCGGACGGCTCACGATGCCACCGGCGGCACCGTGAGCAACGCCGCCGAAAATCCCCGCGTACAGCTCGGTCACCTTCGATGCGGGTAGCGCGTCGATTTGGCGTTTGTAATCGGCCATCCGCGCTACGGCGTCCCGATCTTCCCAGTGCGCGGTGGTTGTCTTGTCGGTCGGGACTTGGTTCGCGATGTAGATGTAACCGCTCACCTTGTCGATCTCGGCCTGGATCGCGCCGGTGTTGTCGCCGTGGCGTGCCTTGGATTCTTCGAGCGAATGTTTCATCGCTTCGAGTGCAGGGATCGCGCCTTGGTTGAGACCGGCGGTGAACGTGTCTTCTTTCGCGCTGGCGTTCACGGCGGCGTTTGCGACGCCGAGCGTCGCCTGGTCGACCTGGTTGTGCGCGGCGGCGAGCTCGAGCGCAGTCGCGGTCCCGGAATTCTGCAGCGCGGTCAGCTTGTCCTGTGCCTGTTGCAGGTTGATCTGGGCGGCTTCGAGTCCAACCGCGCCGCCTTGGGAGGCGAGGACCTGGTTCGCGTACTGCTGCATCGCGTTGATCGCGTCCAGGGTCGCTTGGGTGCTCTGCTCGGTGGACAGGACGAGCGCGTTCAGGCCGGCGGTGCGTTCGGCGTCGGCGGCTTTGGCTTCGGCGTTCGCTTGGCGAGTCGAGGCGATCGCGCCGGTGAGCTCGTCCTGTTTCGCTTTCAGCTCGAGGACCCGCTGATACGACACGCCACCCGCCTCCGCGGCGGCGCGGGCTTCTTCGTTCAACAGGTGCTGTTGCGCTTGGAGGGTGCCGAGCGCATCGCCGGATGCGTTCGCACCGGCAACGATCGTGTCACCCCATCCCTTCGCGGCGGCTTTGGCTTCATCCCACACGTTCGCGCTGCGGCCGACAATCGCGATGGTGAGACCGATCACCGCCGCGGCGGCGGCGAGTCCGAGCACGACCGGGTTCATCGCGAAAGCCGCGAGAGACGTCCGTTCGATGAACGCGGCGATATCCAGGCCGGCGGTGACGAACGCCGACCCGAGCTTCGGGAGGAGCGTCATCATCCCGCCGACGACGGTCATGGCCGGGCCGACCGCGGCGGCCAACAATGCGAACACACCGATCGCGGTTTGGACCCCGTGCGGCAGCGTCTGCATCGCCTCGGCGACGTGCCCGACGACGTCGGCGAGGACCCGCAGTGACGGCGCCGCGACCGTGATGATCGCCGCGCCCGCGTTCAAGAGCTCTTCGCGTGCGATGGCGACCTGGCCGGCCATCGTCTTCCCGTACGCGTTCGCACTCCCACCGACCTCAGTGGCGAGCTCCCGCAGAATCACTTTCTGCGCACTCATGACGTCGCCCGCCTCGACGAAATCTTTGATCTGCTGCTGCTGCTGTTCGGACAGCTGCACACCGACCCGGCGCAGCGCGGTGACCCCGGCGATCGGATCCTGTAACGCCTTGCCGACCAGGATCGCCGACTCGGTCATATCTTTCCCGAACGCGACCGACAGGTCGGCGGTGACCTTCGTCGCCTGCGTGAAAATGTCGTTGTTCTTCCCGGCCTCATTCCGGACGTTCGTGAACGTCAACAGCATGTTCTCGCCGGACTTGATCGCCTCATCGTCGATCCCGGTCTTTTTGAGCATTGACGACGCGAGACCGTCAACCTCTTTCGCGGACACGTTCGCGATCTCACCCGTCGATTTCAGGACCGCGTTCGTCTGCGCGGCGACCTTCCCCGCCTGCTCGAATTCTTTGAACGCGAGTGCACCCATCGCGGCGATGGGTGCAGTCACCCCGACGGTGAGTGCCGCGCCCGTTTTGACGAGCGACGTCGCGAGCTTCGAGTGCGCGTCTTCGACCTGTTTCGCCGCGTTGACGGCGTTCGTCGGGTCACTGATGAACCGGATGACAATGTCGGCCGGCATCGGTCAGGCTTTCCGGCGTGCCGCGGCGCGCCGTTGTGCGCGGGCCTCGTCGAGAAGCACGCGGTCCATTTCTTCGATGAGACCGACCGGGAGGCGCATCACGTCTCCGGGGTTGATTCCCCAAGCTCGGGCGATGACTGCAGCGGAGCGCCATAGCTGACGCTGAGGGCTTCCGGGTCGGGGGCCTCGCCGACAATGTCGAGGTCCGAGAACTTGAGCGCTAACGCCTCCTCGAATGTGAACGTCGGATCCTCGCGGGCCCGGAGCTGCCAGATCATGCCGGCCATCACGAACGTCGACGACGCCGGGTGATCCTTGTACGGCTCCGCGGCTTTCACGGCCTCGGCATGCTCGAGCAACGTGAGGTCCCGAGTGTCGACCCGGATCTTGTGGCCGTTGTCTGCGCTCACACGCGCCTCGCCTCGGTCTCGGTGGCGGTCTCGAGTGCCCGCCAGAATTGGGTGTCGGCACCGTCGAGCGCGTGCGCGACGGCATGGGACCGGCCCTCGATGTAATGCGCGTACGGGAGTCCGCCGTAGGTGACGGCGCCGCCGTTGTCGCTCCGCACCGGTCCGACCGTCGCCGCGAGGCGACCGGACCGGACCGGGACGTTGCGGCGTATCTCGCTGGCCGTGTCGGCGGCTTGTCGCATGCCGACACGGTCCACGAGCGGCGGCAGAGCACTCGCGAATTGGTCGAGTGCTCGCCGTGCCGCGGTGTCGTCCACTTCCACGCGGATCAGGTCGCCCATCAGGGCTTACGGCCCGCCGACCATGCCGTCCCGGTCCAGAACGCATCGGACCCGTCCTGGAGGTGCACGTACTGGCCGGTCGTCCACACTGTCGCCGGGCTTGCGGTGATCGCGGACGGGGTCGTCGCCGCAAGGTCGGCGAGGTTGTTCGGCACCGCCGCACCCGCCGGCGTGAACGCACCCGGCGTCCCGGCCGTCGCCGTGGTCGCCCGCAAGGGTGTGCCGCCGGTGAGGGCCATCGTCGGCACGCCTTGGACCTTCAAGACAATGTCGATCTCGGACGGCTCGTTCACGCCGCCGGACAGGAACGGGAACGCCTTCACGAGCGCGTTGCCGGTCATCGCCGGATTGTCGATCGAGCGGGGGTCGTTCGCGTCGGGCCGCAGCTCGAACGCCTGAATGGTGCCGACGACCGGGCGGAGCTTCGTCCACACGCCGTCGACACCGAACGACTGCAGAATCGTCGCGGTGATCGTCCACTTCTCCGGCCCGTAGCTGCTGTACGTGCCGCAGTACGTGTTGTAGTCGTTCTCGTCCTGGTCGGCGCTCGCGTCGATGTTGTTCGCCGCGCACTCGAGCTCCATGACCGGCGTCGCGGACGGCCCGATGATCAACAGCGGTTTGGTCATGAAGTGCGGGACAGGGTCGGCCATCAGTTTGCTCCTATGTTCACGGTTCCTGAGACGGTGATTCGGGCGGACAGATACGGGACGCCGGCGACCTCGAACAGACGCGGCGCGCTGGTCGGGCCGTGCGGGATGCCGGCGACCTGGAGGGCGGCGAGCGCGGCGGCGACCATGACCTCGAGCGTCTCGATGCCAGGGTCGGGTTCGATGCGTCCGGCGATGCAGATGATCTCGAGCGTCGCGAGCTCGTGACACGCGGTCGCGGGCGTGGACCAGGGGTCGGCCCACTGGAGCATGTACGCGGGTGGCGTCAAGCTGTCGACCGGGCCTGAGTGGACCTCGACGGGGTCGTCGTTCACGGTGAGCGCGGCGGTGATTGCCTCACGAAACATCGAGAAGACCTCCGCCGGTCCGGTCGCGCCGGTGAGCGCCACCGCCACCCGGTCGCGGAATGTGGCGTAGACGTCCGAGCTCGGTGCGGTCGCACCCTCGAGCGCGGTGGCGACCCGGTCGCGGAACGTCGCATACGCGCCCGGCGGGACGACCGTCACCAGGGCAGCGACGGTGAGGTCGGCGCGTGCGCCCGTCGTGGTCGCGCTGCGACCTGCCAAGCGGAGGCTGAGACCGACGAGCGCACGCGCTGACGTCGCCGTGCCGGCACGGCCGGCGAGGGTGACGACCGAAACCCCGGTGACCGTCAATCCCGCCCGCGTGCTCGTCGCCGATGGTGCACGGCCGACGAGCGCCCGGGCCGTCAGCGGTGTCGCGCGTGCGGCCGTCGCGGTTGGTGCGGTCCCAGAGATTGGGCGCGCGCTGGCTGGGGATCCGCGCGCGGAGGTTGCCGTCGCCGCCCGGCCGATGACCGATCGGGCGGCCGACGGCGTCGCGCGCGCGTTCGTCGCCGTCGCTGCGCGCGCGGTGATCGGCCGTGAGACGCCCAGGATCGTCCCGGTGGGCCGTGACGCCGTCGCGGTCGGCGCGGTCCCGGCCAAGGCGACCGACTGGGCAGGGATGATCAGGGCGCCCAAGGCGACCTGGTAGATGCCGGCACCGCGGGCGTTCGCCCACGAGATCCCGCCCGTCGACCCGGTCCCGGCCATCGCCTCCGCACTGATCCGGTTCCCGGTGAACGCGCCGCCCGTCGACAGGTGTTCGACCCGCACCGTCACGGTCGCCGGATCGGTCGCGACCGTCCCGGTCGTGGTCACGTTGACGTCCGCGCACAATCCGAGCACCAACCAGGCGCCCGCCGCGCCCGCGGCGTTGAGGGCGGCGAGGGTGTTCGTCCCCGACGCGTTCAACCCGGTGCCGGTCGCCGTCCACGGCGACCCCGACGGCCGCGCGCCGCGAAGCACGATCAGGTTCCCGGCGCAGCTGTTCGTGAACCCCGACGCGATCAACGTCTGACCCGTATGGTTCCCCGTGCAGCGGGCCCACCAGAGCCCACCGGTCAACGTGGTCGTCCCACCACCGTTGAGACCGGTCACCTTCGCGAACGTCAGGCCGCCGGTCGTCGTCAACGTGCCCGCGAACGTCGGGTCCGCGTTCGCGCCACCATTCGTGAACGACACCACCAGAATGTCGCCGGCCGCGGTCGCCGGTGCCGTCAACGTCAACGACGTCGTCGTAACCCCAGAACCGGCGACACCACTGACGTAGGTGATCGCCACCGGTCAGGCGATGCCGAATTGTTGGCGCAGCGGGATCAGGGTCGCCGCATGCCGTCCGAACGTGTCGCGCGGGGCGGCGAGGACTCCGGTATCGGCGAACCCGATGACACCGAACACCGAATCGTTGGACTTGTACCACTCGACGCCGCGCGCGATGCAGACCATGTGCGCGAGCGGATCGTCGGCGGGATCGAGCGGGGAGCCGGCGGTCGTCCGGTCGATCTCCTGGTCGATCTCCCGCGATGCAGCGTCGACGCACGCCTCGAGCAGCTCCTGGTTCTTGACGGTCGGCGCGACGCGCAGTGCCGCCGCTAATTCGTCGGCCGTGGCGTAAGGCACCGGCGATCACGGGTGCCGGCCGGCAACCCACGCGGTGCCGTTCCAATACGCCTCACCCGTCGACCCGGACTGTTCGGTGGCGACGTACTGGCCGACCGTCCAGTTGGTGCCCGGCGACGCGACGATCGTCAACGGAAACCCGGCCTGGAGCTGCGCGACGGTGTTCGGCGGGTCAGAGCTCGCCGGCGTCCACGCGCCCGGCGCGCCGGCGGTCGCGCCGGTCGCATGCACGGTCGCCGGGCCGAGCGTGTCCGCATGCACGCACTGCTGGTTCGGTGCGTACATCGTCGTCGCCGCCATTACGCGCCCTCGCCCTCGTCGGGTTCGTCGGGTGGTCCGATGACCGGTTCGGACACCGGGACGTCGAGGTCGGGGAATTCGGCGTCGTCGGGCGGTCCGATTACCGGCGCCGGCCCTTCCGGGGTCTCCGGCTCGGTGTCGGGCGTCTCCGGTTCCGGCTCGACCTCGGGGGTCTCCGGTTCCGGCGTCTCTTGCTCGGGCGTGCTCATGCGGTGAGCTTGATGATCGCGGTCGGCACCAGCGCGGCGACCTGGAAGTACCCGGCGTAGGCGACCTGGACGCCGAGCACGCTCGGCTCTGTCACCTGCAGCGCGCCGATCCTCTGTTCGTAGCACCGGGCCGCCGGCGCGTTGAGCAACAGGATCGTCCCGGCCGCGAGGCCGTAGGACATGACGACCTGGACGCCGGCGATCGTGCCCATGACCCCGGACCCGTAGTTCGCCGCACTGAACCCGGACGACTGGGCGTTCGTCGGGTTCACGCCGGGGAACAGCGGACCGATGACGCCCATCATGTCGGGCGACACGAACAGCAGGAAGTTGCTCACACCGGGGGTCGCGGCGTACGCGGCGCCGACGGCCTTCCAGATCGCCGTCGAGACGTCCGCCGCGGTGCTCGAGGCGGTGAGGACCGGGGTCTGCGCCGTGGATCCGGCTTTCAACGTGACACCGGTCGCCGACTCGCAGTCCTGCGCGTACTGGCCGGCGAGGTCCTGGATCACAATGTCCATGATCTGCGGGACCGACCAGTCGATGTCCTGGCGGGACACGTTCACGTACCCGCCGTACGTGTCCATCGTCACCGGCACCCGCGTGATCAACATCTTGCGGGACGTGAGCTCGGCCTTCTCACCCGCTTGCTTCGCCGTGTCGGTGTGCTGAGTCACGCTCGGAATGTTGAACCGGCCGCCCGGCATCGGTGTCACCCCGATCGCGTTGACCATCGGCCGCGACACGTCAATGAAATTGAGCAAGGGCGAGACGATCGGCTCGGGGATCACCCCCAGGTTGTCCGCGCTGGTCTGGTGCGCGGCGGCGCGCAGGTACAGGTCCATGCGTTCTTTGGCTTGGATCGACCCGGTTTGCGCGGCGGCGTAGTCGACGACGTACTCGCCGGCGGAGCGGTACTCGACCTTCTGGGCGAGCAGTCCCGGGTTGCGGGCGACCGCGAATGCCTCTTGGAGCTCGGCGGTGCGGCGGCTCGACTCGGCGGTGATCTTGGCGCCTTCGCGTAACGGTTGCATCGCCGTCTCGAGGAACTGCATCCGCTCCTTGCAGCGGTTGTAGTGCTCCATCTCCGCGGGGCTCACATCGCGTTTCTCTTCTTGGGCGGCTTCGATGATGCCGTCCATCTGGATCTTCTTTTCCTCGAGCTCCGCCTGGTAGCGGGCGAGGACAGCGTCGGTTGCGTTCGCCATTGAGCGAGTCCTCCACGGAAAACGATCGCGGATCGTGACTTGGTAGCCAGTCGCTCGCTAGCCCGATCGACGCGCCGTTACGTCCGCTGTCCTCGGGGGCGTCCTTCGCTGGGGCGAACGTTAAGACGCGTCCAAGCCGAGCGCAAGCATCCGTCGTTCGACGATGAGACGATCGAGGTTCGGGGTACCGGATACGGGTTCGGCCGGTGCGGAACGGACGGCCAACACCCGGGCGCCTTCGTAGGCGGGTTCGCCGACCATCGCGATATGGGCCAAGAACGCGCGGGTGATCACCCGCCGAGACCGGTCGGTCGTGTATTCCTCGCCACCGGGGTAGGGGGCCATCCCGACTGACGCACCGAGCAGCTCTTCGGCGGCGAGCTCCAGCACGTCGTTCCCAGCGGGCGTGTTGACGATCTTGACGTCGGCACGTAGCCCGCGTTGGTCGTTGGGGTGCAATCCGACGACACGGCCGACCGGCGTTTCGACGTCGTGGCCACGGTTGACACGAATATCGCCCTTGGCGCCGGCGAAGGCGCCGGGTGCGACCGTCTCGGTGATCCATCGGCCGTCATGCACAACGCGGGTCTCTTCGTTGTACGGGACGGCGATCAGCTCGATCACCCGTTCGGGATACCGCACGTTGAGTGTCGTAGCTGTGCGGTACTCGAGCGGACCGTCGGGTCGTTCGTCGTCGTTCACGGTAAGACCCCCGCGGTCATCTGGGTTGCCGGCGGTGCCGGCGCCGGCATGGTGAACCGTTCCCGGCGTGCGATCTCGTCGACCGACAGGGCACCGATGCGGTTCCAGATCTCGGCGGCCTGCGCCCGCTCGAGCGGGCCGGGCCGGACGAATTCGTCACGGTTGAGCTCGACGGTCGTCCCCCGCGGCAACGCCCACCCCGACAGGGCCGACATGACGTGCTGGGCGAGGGGACGTAACCCGGCACGCCACCGGTAGTCGAACAGTGCAGTCGCGTTGAGGTACGTCATCGGGTCGCCGCCACTGGGTAACGCCATGCAGATCGGCGGGACGCTCAGCAGGACCGCGATGCGTGCCTCGTTCCACTGGGCGAGGTCGACGAGCGCCATCTTGTCGGGGTCGAACGACAGGACCTTGAAATCGACGCCGCCCGACAACACGGCCGGATAGCCGAGTGATGACATGCGCGCCGCGACCCATTGCTGCTGCAAGTTCAACGCCTGCGCCGCGGTGAGACGGTTCGGGTGCACAAGCACCGAGTGCGGGACACCACCGGACTGGGCGAGCGTCGACGCGTACCGCGCCAAGGCGGCGGCGGCGACGAGACGCGGGCCGCCGACCTCGAGTGGACCGTGACCGTGCGCGTCACCGACGCGCGACTGGTACCGGATATGCAACAGGTCCGCGGTGACCTCGATCCCACCGACGTAGTAGCGGCGCCGGCCGGCACCGTCGATCTCAGGGTTCACCGACCATGGTGGCATGACATGGAACCGGGCCGGCCATCCCGACGCATACCGGGCCGTCGCCAGGACGAATGCTTCGCCGACACCCTGGTAGTCCCAGAACAGCTGCTTGGCGAATTCCTCGAACGACGCGTAGAGATCAGGGTTCGGGTTGTTCAACCAGTCGGCGTCGAGCGTCGGCGCGGCGTCGACCAGATAGGGCGGCATCGTCGAGAGAATGTTCGTGTTCGAGTCCAGGCACGCCCACGCGGTATCGGTCAACAAAGCAACCGAGCCTTGCCACGACGGGGTCGACCATTCGGTCGGCCATCCGGCCCACGGCGACGCGACGATCGCCGGCGGCGCCTCGAACGGGACCGGGTCCCCGACGACCTCGACACCGGGCGGAGTCGCCTGACGCGTCTCCAGGACTAACCCCGACGCGGTCGTCGACTCCACTGGACGGCCAGGCTAACCCTCGAACCTAACGACGGGGTAGGACACTCACCATGAGCACTGACGCGTTTCAATGGATCCTCGTCTTCGAGGTCGGCATCGCGCTCGGCGCGCTGCTCGGCATCGTCGGGCGCCGCTAGTCCCACCAGGCGCGCGCCAGGAACATCGTGAACACGGTCGCGGCGGCGCCGACGAACACGCCACCGACAAACCCGATCATCAGACTCGCCACCGTCGCCGCAAGACCTGACCGTCGACGACCCGCACCCGCCCGTCGCAGTCGCGCACGAGCTGCTCGATCAGCACACCCGTTTCGCTGACCTCCATCAGCGTCACGGTGTTCGGTTCGAGGTCGAGGCGGTGCATGATCTCGTCGGCCAAGGCTCTGTCGGCCGGCTCGTAGTGGTAGCTGTGCGGCGTGATGACCCGCATCAGTAGATCGCGGGTTCGAGGGTGTCGGCGAGCTCGGCGGCGCGCCACCATGCCATCCGCGCCGCGAGACCGGCGTCGACGAACCCGCCGTCGGCCGGCCGACCAAGGCGGAGGGATCCGTCGCTCGTAGCGCGCGTCACGAGCCGGCCGATGTGGGCGCCGACGAGCTCGTCGTGATCGTGCGCGACGCGCTGCTCGAGGATCGCCCGATACAGCTCACCTGCCGACGTCATGTCGAGCGCGGCGCCGGGTGACCATTCGACGACCGGCACGTCGCCGGTCTCGGCGAGCTCGCGGAACACATGCGGGCGGATCCTGGGGGCGTGGACGATCTCGACGACGTTCCACTGTTGGCATGCGGCGTCGAGCACCGCGCGCAGCCAGTCGTCAGTCGCGGTCTCCGCCGCCCGCCCAAAGAACACCGCGCCGTCGAGGGTCGCGCCGACGACCGCCATCGTGCGCAGATAGGTGCCCTCGACCGCGAGAACGACCTCGGTCCCATCCGCCGGCGCCGCTTGGTACGGACACGCATCCCACGCGCCGACGGGGAGCCATCCCGCCGCACCGTCGACCCACTGCGCCAAGTGGTACACGCGGAACTCGCGCTCCGGCAGGATCGCGGCTTGGACCGCGAGCGCATCCTCGGACAGGATCCCGGCGCGCAACGCGGGGTTGGCTTTGCGCCACGCCTTGCGGTCGTGGACGTCGCAACCGGCGGGTGCGGTCCACTCGAGATACCGGACCGACGCCGGGAGATCGCCATGCTCCGCGAGCTCGCGGAGGCGAAACATGACGTTCGGCTCGAACCCGGGCGTGCCGACCCCGACGACCGCCGCGTCCGCGCGCTTGCCGACCCGGGCGATCAACGACTCGACGATCGCATCCGACGCGAACCCGATCTCGTCGACCACCGCCAGCGAGAAGTTCAAGCCTTGGACGGCGGAGAGCTTGGCGGGGTGCGCCTGGATCCTCGAGCCGGTCGGCCGGTACTCGAGGATCCCGTGGTGCTCCCAGTAGGCGAACAGCTCGACGAGCTCGGGCGAGTGTTCGACCATCCGTTTGGCGACGTCGACGAGCCGGCCGGCCTGTTCCTGTTTCGTGGCGACGACGTCGACCTCGGCGTAGTCGTCACCCCGACAGACCCGCTCGAGCGCCACCGCCGCGAGCAACGTCGTCTTGGTGTTCCCGGCGGGGAGTGACACGAACGCGCCACGGCCGTCGTCGTAGATCGCCTTGAGGATCTCGCGCTGGAACGGTGCGAGGCGCATCAGCTGGCCGGCGTTGTGGCCGGTCGGGATGCGCAGGTACCGCTCGATCCACCGCTGCGCCCGCGCCGCCACCGACCGGTAGTGCCACCCGTGCCACGGCGGCAGCTCGAGCAACCGCAGCTGGGCTTTGGCGCCCGCGCGCCGCAGCTGATCGTGCAGCACTTTGGGCGGGTCGGCCACGGTCACAGTCTGATCGCCCCGGAGCGCTCGCCTTTCGCCGATCGGCCACCTATGTGACTGCGATTGGCTGACGTCATCTCGGGACCGGTACCCCCACTAAAAAACGCCCCACGAATGCCGGGTCGTCTTTTGCCCCGTCGATTCCGCGCGTTGACAAGCTCGATCGATCGTCGGGAATTGCACGGCGTACACGCGGCGACAAGGTTGCTCGGGTCGTCGGACCCACCCTCGACCTTGGCGATCACATGGTCGACGCTGTTCGCCCGCCGGCCACACCAGTGGCACCGCCACCCGTCACGCCAGAGGATCACCAGGCGCAGCTGTTGCCACCGGTACCCGTACCCGCGCGCCGTTGTCGTCACGGTGCGAGCTCACGGGCTTGGCGCACGAGACGGCCGACGTCGAGCTCGAGCGTGGCGACGCGGCGTTCGAGCTCGTCGACGCGTGCGACGCGGTCTTCGAGGTCGCGCACACGCGACGTCAACAGGTTCACGGCGTCGCGTTGACGGTCGATCTCGAGCCACAGATCACCGAGCTCCATCATCGGGTCATCCTCCCGGGCTTGCGCGGTAGCCGGCGGCGACACATGACGCGGCCCACGGTCCGACCTCGCGACCGGCGCGTCGCAACAGGTCGTTGGACTTGGCGACTTGTTGGTCCCAGGTCATGCCGGCCGCGCTCCCGTCCATCCACGAGAAGTACCCGAAGTACGGGTCGTTCCGGCCGCCTTGCTCACAGACCGCGACGCCCCACCACCACGCGTCCGAGTGTGGGCCGCTAGCTCCGCCGCTAGTCGCCGGCGGTCCTGGAGTCGGCCGAGCTTGCGCCATGCGCGCCGCCGCTGCAGCGGCATCGGCAAGGCGAGTCTGCTCGATGGCGTCGAGGTAGGCGGCGACGGCTTGGCGTTCACGTTCGAGTCGTTCCTGTTCGAGTGCGTCGAGGTAGGTGACGACGGCGACGAGCTCACCCGTCGCCGACGGGTCCGCACCGCTCAAGGCCGGCGGTGCGGGTGGTCCTGGGAAACGTCCGCCACTGGGACGCTCGAGTCGGTCGGGCTTGGCGTGCTCGGGATCCGCCGCGGTGAGCTCGGCGACGAGACCGGCGACCAGGGCGACGACGACGATGACGGCCAGGACGATCAAGGCACGAATCACGGTGGCGCCTCCATGCGGGTAACGGACGCCGGGTGCCGGCGTCGGGATGCGAGCTCGTCGTCGACCTCGGCGACCTCGACGGGTTCGGGGTCCATGAGCTCGCCGGTGTCGGGGCACCATCGCGACCCGTCGCTGAGGGTGACGATCTTCGGAGCCACGGCGCCGCCGGCGTCAGCCGGATCGGCGGCGCCGTGCGCGGTTCTGTCTAAGACAGGTTCTGGTTTCGCGCGATCCAGGTCGCGCGCTACGGGGTCAAAATCGCGCGCTACGGCCTCTCCATCGCGCGCTACGGGTTCCGTAGCGCGCGATCCAGGTCGCGCGCTACCGAATCCTGTGGATAACCACGGTAAGTGGTATTTCGTGGTCGCGCGACCCTGACCCGGCGCCTCGATCGCGACCTCGCCGAGCTCGGCCAGACGGCGAATCGAGACCGTCACCATCCCGGGCGAACAGTTCGCCTCTTGCGCGATGCGCCGTTGACCCGGATCACATCGGCCGGTCTCGGCGTTCGCGTGATTCGCGAGCGCGATGAGCACGAGCCGGTCGATTCCCTGCGCCCGCGACTGGTCGAGGACCCACGCGATCGCCTGGATGCTCACGGCTCACGCTCGAGCGCCTGGTCGAGACGCATGAGCCGGTAGAGCTCGGCGCGCGCGTCTTGGACACCGCGTTTCGTCGCCGGGAATTCGTTGATCCGGTCCCAGACGTCGGGGTCGTCCTCGGCCCGTTTGCAGACCAGGACCCGCAGGGCTTGGCCATGCCGTTCCCGGATTATCTCGAACTCGCGCACGGCCGACCCCCCTCGGGTTACTTGAGCTCGAACAGGCACTCGATCCGGCCGCCGCCATGCGAATCGGCGTGACGTTGCGCGGCCGCCCATGACGTCGAGATCGCCTGACAGGTCCAGCACCGCCACCGGTACGGGACCCGCGGCCGTGGCATCCGCCGGCCGGCCATCAGCCGAACGGTTCCGCGGCAACGTCGTTCAGCCATTCGAGCAACGCCTCGACGAGCGCCGGGTCGTCGATCTCACCGACCTCGCGGGGTTGCGCGCGGTCGAGCTCGAGCGCGACGCCCCGGGCGCGGGTCAACAAGCGGGCCGGTGTGGTGCCGGCGCGCCGCGCCCGTTCGGTCCACCAATCGGTTGTCGAGAGGAGATCCCCGACGAGCGGATAGCCCTCGAGCGCCGGCGACGCGGATCCTCCGCCGGAAGCACCGTCGTCGCCGGCCTGCTCGAGGACCTCGCCGGTCTCAGTGTCCCAGGGCAGTACGACACTGACCGGGTCGGTTTCGTGGAGCTCGGCGAGATCGACCGCGTCGGGTCCCACGTAGGCGCCGACGACGTCGCCGGTGATCACGTCCGGGAACGCCCGCCGCAACGCCAGGGATTCGGCGACC